GATCGTATACAGAATATTTTCCAACGTCGGATGCCATTTATTAATTAGGAAAAGAGAATTTTTGAAACTAAACGACGCTTTTCTATAACATAAGTTTTTTCTTGAAAAGGAGTCGAAATGACACTGAACCCTGGTTGGGAAGACGCACAGGAATTAAAGCATTTGTCAATCGATTGCGCCAATATAAACTAATGTCTACATTTTGAATTCCATCGTGAGAAGGGTCAAGAGTAGAATAAGTTAAAGTCGTCGGTTCATAGAAAATAAATCCTTTCCAATAATCTGCTCTCAAAGCATTAATAGGAGCTTCAATAAGAACTTTCTGGAATGCTCCAGAAGTTGAAGTATTACCTCCAATATTTGCAGCACCAAAAGTAATTGGATTTGCAGAAGCTTCATTACGAACTGGAACTTGAGATGTTCCAAGAACAAAAGAAGCAATAGGTGACCAAATTCCTCCAGTAGAAATAAAATCTTGGACTAGACGGACAAATACAGCTGTAGTAATTGGTGTATAATCAAAAGGATTAGCTAGTTGAAAAATTGAAGTCTTAGGAACAGTTCTTAAAGAAACTCCTACAGCTGAATTAGTTGTTGCACCAGCTGGAATATTCAATAAATTAATTGGAAGACCCATGTCAATAACAATTTCGGGAAGAAGAGGAAGAGTTGGATCATTATTCCAAAATTGACCATAAGCATAATATTGTGAATTAAAATTTGTAAGAAGACTTTCCAAACAAGTATTCATTCCTACAAAAGAATATTCTCCTGTTGAATAAAGACCAGCTGCAGTATAACTTACATTATAAGGAGCTGGTAAAGGAGTAGCATTTCCTACAGGAGTCATAGAAGTCTTAGAATCCTGGTTTACACTAAAAAGTCCAGTAGTTTCATCATATTCAAACCAGGGACATTGAGTTCCAAACAATACACCACCACCAGCATTTGTCCATGCTAGACGTAAAGCAGTATTTACCAGTTGAATCCAATGAGTATACGTATAGCAATAATAATAATCAGATTCTTTTTGAGTAGGTAATGCAGTTGTAGGAACTGCTGTATAAGTAGCTTTATTTTCTGGAACCCAAAGAATTGGAATAGTTGAAGAAAAATAACTTGAACCATTAAAACAACTAAAAGTTACAGTATAAATTGTTGTGTCAATTACAGTAGGATCCTGGTATTCAATAGCTACAAATCCAACAGGAGTATAAGTTCCATCTACTGCTCCATCTTTATATTCTATAATTGTAAATGAAACTGAATCACAAGCAATAATTTTTTGAGGAGTAGTAAAATTTAAAAAAAATTCTGTAAATCCTGAACACTGATTAACTATATTTCCAACTGAAAAACTATTTGGAAAATTATATTGAATTTGTTTATAGTATGTGGGTGGACTTGTTGTATTTGATTGAACAGTAGAATTACTTACAACTGCAGTAACACCAGCTTGAATAGTAGTTGTAATTGGAGGGCTAATTTGAGGAATAAATAGGGGTAATGTTTTAGGAGCACCATTCAATGTAAAATTTTGAACAGAAAGTTCATAGTTCGAAGCATCTGGAACTAACGGAGTCTGACGTTGATCCTGGAAAACTATTGAAGGGTCATCATCTTGCTGAATAGTTGTCTGAGTATTGTTTATAACAGTTGCGTTATAATAAATACGATCAGGTGCTGCCTTTTTACCTTCAATTTCAACATTGCTAAAGGACATTTGTTAATTAGCAGTGTTTTTTTTATTGGAGTTACTTACCTATTAAATTGTATGTAAAAGCAGAAACGAATGTGTCTGCTGGTAATCCTGTTGATTCTACTAACTTAATATATTCAGGTAATCTTAGATGTTTGAAATATAATCTGGTCGTGCAATGACGTCCACAGGTATTCATATTCATCTTGTCTTTTTGAAATGGAAATGCATTAGATTTAATTTCATAAGGACTTTCCTTTAGAAGTTGTGTTAGTTTTTTTGATGCTTGACCTAATTCTTTTAATTTTTGTGGTGTTAACCATTTTGATTCTCCATCTGGTCTATAATTTCCATATGGATCAAAATATTCAATAATATTAGAATTTCTATACTTCAATAAAGTTACCCAATGGCCAGTATTTGCATTTTCCGTTAGGTATAAAAGCATAAGACGTCCTTTTTCATCCAGGACATCATCAATTTTTTGAGCCTTTAATAATTCAGTATACGGAATAATTTTTAAGGTTGGAATCATTTTCTGAATGTCAGACTCAGAAAGAGAATATGATTCTATTTGTGGCATCTTGTGTTCTAGGGCTTCAGCTTGTTGTATGGCTCGCTCTAATTCAACTGGTTTACGCGAAAAAGGGATTCCTTTCAATTCTGTTCTGTAACCTTGCTTTTTTCCTAATTTATACGGAACAATTAATACATCCATTATTTAAAGCTTAGAAAACTTTAGTATTTGTATTTTCGTGGTCTTCCTCTTTGCTTTTTACCTTGACCTTCCATACGTCCAGCTAAATCTTCTAAATCTTGATTAGGATTAGGTTGTTGTTCTTCAAATTGAGGAAATCCTGCTTGCAATAAATCTTGTTCATCTTGTTGAGCTTGTCTTTCTTCAGCAAATGTAGGACCAAGTAAAGTTCTTCCAGAAGGAACACCTTGAGGAACACCAGGAACATTACGAACTGCAGCTTGACGTTCTTCACCAGCAAATTCAGGATTAAATTCTGCTAATTGTTCACCAAGTAAACGTTGAGAAAGTGTTGCCATAACTTGTTGACGACCAGAAAGAGGATCATTAATAGTTCTAGCAATTTCACGAATTACTCCATTAATTAATTTCAACGTAGTTTGCATTGATTGAACAAGTCTTAGACGTTCTTCACCAGGATTATAAATTGGTGCTCTTGCTTCTTCACCCATGAGTTGTTCTTCAATATTTCCACGTTCATAATCAATACCAGGTTCACCACCACGGTAACCACGAATTGTTTCATTTAGTTGCTGAACAGATTTAGCATAAACACCTAATTGAGAAGGAGTAAGTGCTGCTCCAATTTTCAAAAATGAATCTAATAGTTGATTCAATGCTTGAGCAACTGATGATGTAAATGAACCAGCACTAAAAGCTGCAAAAATCTGAGAAAGAAGAGTGTCCACATTTGTGTAAGGTGAAACTGCAATAGGAGCAGGCATTCCTCTAGAAAAGTTTCCAGTAGCAATTGCTTCATATTCACCAATACGTTCTTGCAAACGTCTAGCAAGCCATTCTTGACCTTCTTTCGTATAAATACGACCACCACGAAGACCTGCAGAAGTTAAATATTCCATAGGAGAACCTTCAAAAATACCATTAGGAACTGCAGAACGTGAAGCAGGTCTGTCATAACGTTGAGAACGTTCAGTAGTATTTAGATGACCTTCCATACCAGTTTTTGCTCGTTGAGTATTTCTTACACGATCCATAGCAACCTGGTATTCATGTTGAGCCCAAGGACTTTCACTTCCAACTTCAGCACCTAAGTCTTTATTACTAGAAAAATTACTATATTGAACACCTTTACGACTTTTAGCTATTTCATAAGCTTCATCAGGAAAAGTCCATTGCATATAAGGACTGGTTTGGAACGTCATTTGTTTAATTCATCACATTAAAATTCTCTAATAAAGACCTTGTTCTTTTACATATTTGGATGCTTGGGGAAGTGACATTCCTTGTTCACGCATTACTTTCTTTACAATTTCTCCACGTGCAGAAGGTTTCTTTCCACCACAACTACGGCCACCAGAAGGAGGTCTTGGAGGACCACCCATCATAGGAGATTGCAAACCACTCATACTCATTCCACCACGTCTTCCAGGAGGTCTACTTGGCTGTCTTGATTCAAGTTGTGCTTGTTCTTTTGGGCTTAGGTATTGCATTTTTTCCATAGCACTCATTCCACCAGAAGGAGGAGGAGGAGGACCACCAACTCTCATAGGTGCTTCGTATGACATTTTAAGTTGTCCACCCATTTTTAGTTTGGGAATAGCAGGAGCTTTAACTAGCAGTTGTTTTAGTTTAGTTAGATTTCCTTTTTTACCACCAACTTTACGACTTATTCCATAAACATCTGAATCTAAAATTGCTCCACCCATACGTTCAGAATCAGATCCAGAATCATCGCAACAGCATTTTCCACGACGACCCATTCCTACAGCACCAAAAATAGGATTTAGAAGTTCTAGTAATTTGTCTCCTCCTACTTTCTTTACACTCTGGAGACTCAATACAACTCTAATTGTTGCAGCCTTTTGCTTGAAAAAGTTATACCAACCAATTAGTCCTTCAACAGTTGCTCTTGCTTGTTCAAAGGTTGCTGCCCAATCTCCTCCAACAAGTCTCTTACCTTTTTTACCACTTCCAAATATTCCTCCAAGAGATTTACCAATGTCAAGAATATATTTAATACTGTCTCTCCAGGGTCTTAGTCCTTCAAGAATAGTTAGAAGTTCTTTACAATCTTCAATAATTTGTGGTGCATAATCGGCAGGTTTGTCGATAACGTTGTCAAATAAATCTTCCTGGAATTCATCATAAAAAGAAATAGCCCATTCAACAACTCCAATCATTTCTTTAGCAATCTTAATTCCATCTTCAACAAATTGAGGAACTTCGATTTGAATTCCAGCAACATTTACTGATGCTCCACCCATGATTGACATATGAAGCTTTTTTGCTTTATTAAGACTCATAGCACCACCATAATTTACCATTTGTGTTTCAGCAGGAGTTTTTTCCATTTGACCAGCACGAGCAGGAGCATTAGATTCTGCCCATTTGTCGAATCCATCAGTCATAAATGAAGCACCTGTAGTAGAACCACGTTCAGCAATTTTACTACGAACGTATTGAGTTTGATCTCCAGTAGACATTTGTTTTATACAACATATTTATTTTAACGGCTTTTAACAAATGCTAAGTAAGCCAATAAAAGATTGTGGATGTGGTGGAGGCTCAGATTGTATAACCAAAAATAAAAAAGAGTTCAAACAATGGGTAACGAAAGAAATGAAACGATTAGATTGTGGTTGCGGATGTAAAGGAAAAAAGAAATTTGAACAAAAATATGGTAAATTAATTGGTGGTGCTATATTGCAAGATTGCCCTCCAGGATGGAGAAATGATGGTTTGACATGTGTTGAAAATTGTAAAGATGATGAATTTGATGATGGATTAACATGCAGAAAGAAGTGTCCTCCAGGAATGATTGATGATGGCTTGACATGCAGAAAACCAATTACTTCATCAATGAATTCATGTCCAGATGGTTCACGAGACATTGCTGGCACATGTTGGGGACCAGTTCGTAAAGATTGTATTGATGATTGTTTTAAACATCCAGCACCTGGATTAAAATCATACCAATGTGGTAGATTACGTGGATTATTTAATGAAGATTGGGGACCTAAATGGTGCACATCTGGAAGTTTGAGATGTGGATCAACATGTTGGGATGTTCAAGGTATTACAAAACAATTACATCAACGTGAATTAAAAATTTCTGGAGGTGAAGTCATTGCTCAAGCTATTCGTGGCAAACAAATTCGTGGTCGTGTAAATTTTGATGAATTAGCTAAAGTTTTGGATCAAGGCATGAAAGATTTAATTGAAGGAAATATTGATTTGGCTAAAGCATTTGATCCAGAACGTAATGGAATTAATGCTGCATTCCGAAAATTTGGTGATGACATTAATGGAGCATTGAGAGAAATTGACAGCAAAATTAAGGAAGGTTTCCAAAAGATGGGTGATGATGCTCGTCGTGCATTTGAGGAAATGGCAAGAAATGCAGAAAGAGATTTTAAACAATTTGGTGATGATTTTGTAGCTAAAATGAAGGATCCTAATTTCTGGATTGAAGCAGCTGCAATTATGACTGAAATTGCCTTGTATGCTGCTGCTATGGCTGTTACTGCTACTGGTGTTGGTGCTGGTTTTGCTCCTGGATTACTTGCTGCGGCTGCAATGGCTGGTCCTGCTATTCGTATGATTGGTAAAGCTGCACAAGGTGAACCTATTGATGTATTAGACATTGTAGAATTAGCTATTGCTGGAGCTTCAGCTGCAGTTCCTGGTCTTTCTGTAGCTACTGGAAATGCAGTAAAAGCTGGTGTTAATGTTGCAAAAGTAGCTGTTGCAGTAGTAAAAGTTGGTCAAAGTGTTGGAGTAATTCCTTCTTCTTGTATTGGTCCTAATTGTCCTGCACCTTATGTAAGTCAACTTCCAGGTCCTCCTCCTGATAAATTACCTCCACCACCACCAATTCCTCCACTTGATCCTTTACCAGAAAATCAATTAAGTGATGAAGAAATTGTTCAAATTGGTTTAAGAATTAATCCAATTATGTTTGATGCAAAAATTAAGAGACCTCCACCAAAACGTGACAATCCAGATTATATTTCTGAAGGTAATTGGATTGCTTATTATAGGCATAAAAGGTATGGAACACCTTATACTGGACCTAATGGAGCTATTCTTTCAGAAGAAGATTTGAAAATTGGTGCTACTCTGGAAACACCTGACCCAAATCCAGTAACAATTCCACCAGTAAGTGAAGTAGTAGACCCAATTCCTAGTGGACCTCCTCCAATTACTGGATTTCCTTCACCTAGTGGTCCTCCACCTTTACCTGGTGGTCCTCCATCCTTACCTAGTGGTCCTCCACCTCTACCTGGTGGTTCTCCATCCTTACCTGGTGGTCCTCCAAAATTGCCTAGTGGTCCTCCACCTTTACCTGGTGGTCCTCCATCCTTACCTGGTGGTCCTCCAAAATTACCTAGTAGTCCTCCACCATTACCTGGTGGTCCTCCACCTTTACCTGGTACTCCTCCATCCTTACCTGGTGCTCCTCCATCCTTACCTGGCGGCCCTCCAAAATTGCCTGGTGCTCCTCCATCCTTACCTGGCGGCCC